AATCAGTTCATTAGGAAGGGTGCCCGTTCGCGCTGAGCTTTCAATAACAATACTACCTGGTTTAGCACTACGCAAGAAAGGCATGTGGCCTATCCACCAACTTTCATCATTAACATCTAGGGGCTGAACGGAAACCTTTTGCTTCACATGAGTCGCTCCACCACCATCAAGCTCGACCGTCATCACCAAAGCCTTAAAAGCCTTATCACTCATATTTTCAGGAAATTTATCTTCTTGAATCGTGATCCATTGCTGATCGTTCGACTTGTGATGCCTTTCATACTTAATAATCACACCGGGCAATACTAAATCGTGACGTGGCGTTATTCTTAAATTTTGAACACCAGAAGCATCATTAAGCGATAGATCGAACGTTGTCATCGCAGAACGTCTCTTAATATACAGCAAAGGACGAGTTTTTTTTGAATAATCAAACCAAACAACAGCATCGGGCACCCAACGTAAGATGCGCTGAACTGCCTCGGCACAACTAATGTCCTTAGCCTCATCATAAGGAAACTCAGCAGCAACATCCAGATCGCCTAAATCGAACGGAGCCCCTGACTGTATCGCATACTGGAGAATCTCTCTGATTTGATCATTGGCATTACAGCGATTTCCATCACCCTTTTGCCCCAAGATGACACGGCTGGAAAGGATAGTTTTACTTGGTCCACTTCGCCATTCCTGCTGGTATATTAGATTCTCCAAATACCACCAAGGGCCGGCAACTTCATATCGCTTCTCCTCCTTAAAAGGATCGCCCATGCCAGGAGTCTTAATAACGCGGCCTGCAAACCAAGTCTCTTTTCCTTTAACAATCCTAATAGATGATTCCGGAGAAAAAAGATCCTCATCATATAAGTTATTCCCAATCAAGGAAAAGGTGACGATATCCTTACCCTGATTGAGACTTCTCAAGGTTAGTTGAGAAAGGCCCCAATCGGCAAAAGATTTGATTTTTCCGTTATATTCCAATTTCCAATTCATTGTTCATTCCTCAGGTTTCTAATTCGTAGATCCTGCGCTTCGATCGCTTGCTCGAAAAAGCGCTTAATAGCTTCAATACTTAATTGCTGATGAGAAAGCTCCTCCCTCAAGTCGTTGATAGCTTGCCTTAGCTCAATTAATTCATTTTGCATAACTCACCCCCCACAATTTCGTATCTAAGATAAGTTGATGCTCCAATGGAATTGCAATTGACACTTGTTACTGCAGCTTCTTTTAGGAGCATTTTAGATGAAATCACGTCTCCTTCCGGCAAAAACATGACATTCCCGGAATAGCGGGAAACTTCTGCAGGATGGAGAAGCGCATACGCAACTGCCTCTTCAGCCGATCCATGTTCTCTTCGAACACGGAATGAAATACGTGTTTCAAAGTTTCCACGGTCATTTGTTTTGATTGTTTTGGCACGCAAGGACTGGGTTACCTGAATCTCCTTACCCCCCTTAATATATAAATCATAAGGGGATTCGTTGAATGCGGTTCCACGAGCAATTTCTAATTTATCAAATATGATTTTCATTTTATTTTCTAGTTCTGGGTTAGCTTGAAAGTTCTCTTCGATGAGTCGCAAAGGGATTCATGGAGCGTTTGTACGCGTCTTCCAGAAGCACACGTTTCTTTTCGCTTGGCGAGAAAGACATCCTCGATAATGCAAGCAAGATTAGTGGATTCTAGACGAATTGGCCGAGCAAGGCTCATTAGAGATTGCCCAGGCCTGTAATGTCGCTCTGCAAAAGCGGCATCTCGGTCATAATAATGATCAAGTTTAATCTGAGATGACATCTCTTTAATGACATAATCTACAACTCCACTTTCATCTGAAAATACCTTCTCCAAATCCAATGAAAAAGCGATTTCCGCAGCAATGGCGCTACTTAATGATTCGTTTCCCCATGAGACCTGAAAAGGCCCCGAAGCGAGAGATATTTTCTCTTTAGGCTTTATGTTCTTAAACCCGTAGGCTGTAGAACGTGACGAGACAGGAGCACCAAGAGATCTTAGTGATAATTCACCAAAGACCCTATCTGAGCCCCACTCCAGTGAAGGCATTCGCGAAACCGCTGCCCTAGAAAAGGTAACAACATCTCCACTGATAGTTTCTATAACGAGTTCGCCGCTAAACGATTGAAAGATACTCTTACCACAACAGTTTGAAAAGTAAGGAAAAAGCGTATCAAAACGCTTATCCGTCCACTCAAAAACAGGGATAAAAGAAACTTCCGTTACTAAATTGCGGCAAACGCGTTGTACACCCTGAACAGAGGTATTGATCGTACTATAAACACATTCCGTGATTATAGAGACCCCTTTTACAGCGTAAAACGTTTCTCCCTTGTAGGTGATTTTGCATAGTCCATTAATAGTCGTTTTCATTATATAGTTTCCTTACGTAAGGGGTTTTAGGATACGCTGAAAGAGTAAATTCAGCTTCGAGAATAAAGCGCCCCATTTTTTCCGGGTCGCGAATTTCCTTCCAAGGATTTTCCTCAGAAATAACCAAAGGAGTTTCCACCCCCTCGAAAGCGGGCATCCAGTGATTCAGTTTACGACACATATCCTCAACAAAACCGAGCGGTCTATAGCCAGTACTATTTGTAGACGGTATTTCAATAACACGAATACGAATAGACAATTTTTCGTACGCAAGACCCGGCAGATTTGGAACAACGCGCTTAGGGAGAGGCGGCATTACCACAAGACTCATACCAAAAGAAGTTCCCAAAGTGACCTCAAGATTATCCGCTGTGTAGGCAAACACAGGGATACCCGAGTATTCCCTCATAAGCTTACGCGCGATATCGTATTGCAAGTCTTCTAAAAAACTATTCATATTAAAGCCCTCCCAGATGTTGACGAGTTACGAGAGCATTACTGACCCGGTGAGCCGTTATGGCCTGCGGGAAAGAACTAAACCGAATAGCGCCCTTTGCAATATCCAACAAATGCTTGCGCGCGTTATTAGCATTACGAACCTGATCCGGGGTAAGACGAATATTTGGGATTCGACTTTGAAGCGCCTCCACAATAAGTCTACAAGCGCAGCCCTTAAGCTCTCTAGGAATGAGCGCTTGCTTTTGGCTCGATTGCAGCATAGGCGGCAGGTGAAGCCGAACGAACATGACGATGTCTAATATAATTTCGATGAGCGGGTCTGATTGCCCCTCCGTTAACGCTCGCTGTCGAAGGAGCTCAACTTGCGGTGCCGCAAGGTAATCGTAGACATCATTGGGTTTAATAAGTATCCAATCTGTGGAATTCATAGTATTTTAATTTGAGGTTTTTTAGGTAACGAGAATAAATTATCCGGCCCGACCAGCGAGCCGGATAACGATATAATTAGACAGTAGTTGTCACCAGCTTTTGGATACCCAAATCTGACGTAACAACGATATTAGAGTAATGCTCCACAGAAATATCTGTGTACTTAGCATGCTCCTCCAAGTAGACACGGAAATCGTTTCCTGAATCCGTAGGCGTAACAAAACGCTTGATATTTGAAGGCTCATCCTTTGTGACAGCTGCTTGACCAAAGAACGCGTAAACAGCATTCTCCGCCATCGGCAACTTGCCCCCCGATAACGCCTGATAGCGTGATCGAATGACACGAACATCATCGACTAGCAATTTACGTGATAATTCTTCAGGAGATATATCAGCAGAACGAAACGCGCCAGCATTATCCTTACTTTCATAAGTTGAAGCACGCGCATCCCAAGAACCCTCGCTAAACAAGATGCGATTAGGACGAACACCACTGGCAGTAGCCGCTGTGATTATGGACTTTCTTAAGTCGCCATCCGGGTTACTCGTTTTACTCCACTGCAGTTTTGTAAGCTTAGCGGATTGATCTAACGCCGAAATCGCACGAAGAATTTCATTTCGATAAAGACGCTGAACAAGCAACTGAACGTAACGCTCCTGCCAGTCATCACCCATGACCTCGTCATGGTCGACGCGAATTGTTAACCCCTTATTAATCGTCTTCTCATTTACAGATGTGCCCGAATACTCGATACGCTTAAAGGAACTTCCTATAGCGCGAACATCGTCCGCTTCCGCCAAAAAGGCCTCCGCGTTGTTTTGCTTCTTGAACTCGAAACGGCGACCGACCGGAACAGAAGGAGCAATAAAATCCAGCATTGCAGCCAAATTTTCAGGATCCTTCCATCCAGTTGAATAAGCTGTCAAAGCTTCCGAGAAATGAGCGGCGCTGAAGCGAGACTCAGATGCAGTTTCAATTTTATTTGCGTTAGTTGGTTCCATAATATTTTCTTTGAGAGTGAGTGTTTTACTTATTTTCCTTTTCGAGACCAAGAGTTGGAGTAAACTCCACCATACCGCCTTCGAAACCGCCCGTGATAGCGATTCCATAAATGTGATATAACCCCTTAGGCATTAATTTGTAGTTGATGGCCTTGCCGCCCTGAGTGGACGTCAAGAGGTCACCTGCAACGATTTTGCTGCCTGCGACAATTTTCATCGTACCGGCGTTGGAACCAAGAATTTGGGCATTGACCAAATCCCCCTGGTTTCCACAATCCGTGATGACACAAATGGCGCGATCACCTTTTGAAACATCACCTACGGTAGCGGAAGCGATTTGCCCCTGAGCTCCCCTGAAAGCGCCAAAAATATATTTTGTGTTTATATTTTCAGCCGCCTTGAAGGTGAGATTACCTTCGGCATGCGTGGATACACTACCGATGTTATTTGCTGTGTTATTTTGTTCTTCTTTCATACTTTTGTTTGGGTTTGAGTTTAGAGAAAAAATTCCTCAAAAATGTCCTGACGCAACTTTTTAACCGTGCGCCAAGCTGTGGTGTAATCCTCTCCAGTTTCCGCCATGCGCGCATTAACGAGCGTAAGGAAATAGTTATTACCCTCATTGCGCTTGCGCGAATTCGCGACATCATTTGTTATCGGAATTTTTGGAGAAAATTGACGTACACCTTCCGTTATTTCTTTTGACTGGGCATATTGAACCAATTCAACAGAAAGCAATCGATCGGGCTCATAAGTATCATTTCCAATACATTTCATTCTCCATGACGGGATTGCCATCTTGTATTTAAGTGTATGATACAGACGACAGCCATTTTGATTCAAAGAAACCAGAACCCAGATACCATCATGCCGAACTTCGAGATCCGATATTCTGCCGCAAATTTTTTGTTTAGAATTCTCCAAACAGACGACAGGAAGCTTTTTAAAATAGCGAAGCACTAGACTTAGGATTGAGTGAAACTTAGCAAGCACCAGATAAGCGCTATAGGAATTAACGCATTTTGTACCATTTTCATACGGAAAGTTTCCGTACGACTGGACATGAAACCACACAGACGTTGCCAGTTCCTTTTTTAACTTAATTCTTTTACTTAACATATTCATGACAATTTATTCCGTTTCATTTGAAGTTAACTCTTGATCCTTCGTATCCGGCTTAGGGATACTAAAACGCTCGCGAAGCTTGTTTTCGGGGATAGCGAGCCCCATCTCCCAAAGCCTGCGATACAGTTCCAAATCCCTAAGCGATTGGTAGTGATTATTTGAATTCACGCGAATGTAGGCCTTACCACGCTCCACACCGAACAAGTATTTGAGCACGAAACGATCTACCTGAATATTGAGCGTTTCCGAAACAAGAGCGGCATCATCCTCCTCCAGAAGCGCTGATTCTTCCGATTGCAAAGAAGCACCTGCTGATTGCTCGCGAGAGATGGTAGACAAATCACTGCCACGCCAAAGGGCTGACATGGCGCGATCCATGCGCTCTACAAGCTTAGGGTAAGGAAGCTCTCCGCGAGCGGTTAGGTCGATGGGCTCGATATCCGTCCCCCTATTAAGCAGCGCGTGAAACTCGGAACCAAAGTCAAGTACGGCACTTCTGGCAGAATCCCATTGCGGAGTTCCCGGAATCGCATCCGTTGTGCCCTTGACGCCCGGCATGCCATTACGTTCGCAATAGACCAACCAATCACGCAAAGGAAGATGCTTAAACAAATACGCAATTGAACAAGATTCCATCAGACCATCGCCCGCTGTCACCAGCCAAGAACCCTCCTCTAAGGCAATACCCTCCTGAGAACTGTCCGATTTAAGAAAGCGCAATCGGCCGGTTTTATTCTCAAAAAACCAAAGCGGTACGAAACGAAACGACGCCGTAAGCTTTCCGGTTGTTGCGTTAGGTTGATAAACGATTTCATGAACCGCGTATTTTTTACCAATCGAATCCATCATTTGCTTAACCAAAAGAGAGAAGCCGCCAAATTCATTATTATCGCAAGCATTGGTAGAGGTGAGATTGTTATAAAAATATTCAAGAGCCGCTTTATGCATGAGAGCCTCCTCGGAATCATCGACCGTGAGGACACTCCAGGGAAGGCGCGCAACAGACTTCTTTCGCTTAGCGGCAACCCCCTTTAAGAGATCATCGCGGCGTTCGATGGCATCCCAAGCGAGCGCGGCAGGAGCTAAATTACCCCCCTGAAAAGCATCGAGCACACGAACAAGCGACTGCGGCGTGAGATTACGAATGGGGTTAATTCCCGATCGATATGAATTTCGGAAACGTGAGTTTGGAATAATTGAGCTTGTTTTCATAATGAGTAGTTCTTTGTGTTAATTGATTTGCGAGATATTGATTCGTAATGACTTTCGGGATACATTTCCTTCGAGGCACTTATCGCTAAAGCGAGTGCCCAGAAACGATCCGAGTGACCATTCTTCCCACGAGTTGACGTAAAACGAATGCCCCCGGTTGAAGTAATCTCCTTACGAATCGATCTAAAGTCTGAACGAATATATTTGTCCTCAGGAAAACGAAGTGATTTTTGCTCCAAAGCCTTCTTCACATCAAAAGCCATTTGCTCTTTATTAACGCTCGTGAAGTGAATTCCCTGAACACGACTTTGGCCGAAACGAGATTGGGCAACCTCGACAAACTGGCGACCGATACCCGTTTGGTCGATAAATGCACGCTGAAGATTGGGGAGTGCGAGATAGTCATTTAAATATTTCTCCTGGAGATCGAAAGTTGCCCTTTCTAGGCACAAAATGGATCGAGTAAACAGAACACCATCGATCGATTCCAGAAGCCAGAAGACTGTTAGATCGTGATCTCGGCCGATATCGACACCCAGAAAAAGCGGATTGCGACCCGAGTTTGCGAAATCAATTTCCCAGTTATAATCAGGCGTATATTCGCAAGGAAAAACCAATTCGGCGGGAATAAAGCAAGCAGACTCGTCCATGGGCTCGCACATATATTCCTGCTGAAAAGAGTCCTCATCGGCACACGCGGAACGAATGTAATCAAAGTAAGCCGCCTCATCCATAGATTGGCGATCATCGCATTTTGGCAATTTTTGCTTAAGACGAGAAAGAAAACCCTGATCCAGAGCATCCTGAAGCGTCACTCTATGATAAGAAATGTCCTTTGGATTTCCATTATACTTTATATCCCGAATGAGCGCGTTGAAATAATTATCCTTACCCCGATGCGTTGAAATGATTTCGAGTTGACCGCCCCACGTGATACCAGGGTAGGCGATGCTATAGAGGAGACGAGGATCCGGATGGAGCGCAAACTCGTCCAGAACACGCGAACCACGCTTTCCCGCTTGAGCATCCGCATTTGAAGAAAGCGAATGGACACGCGTGTTGTTAGCAAATTTCAGCGAAAAAGCAGAAGAACGCGAACTCTCATCAATGATAGAAGCGCCGAGATCTGTAGCCGCGAGCTGTAGCGTTTTAGCAAACGCCTTGCAGTCCTCCAAGAAAAGTTTTGCCTGAAGTTCGTCACGCGAAGACACCCAAGCATCGAGCGCATTTCCGACACTCGATTGACGACGAATAACGCTATAGGCCGTGGCCCAAGAGATACCGATCTGACGAGATTTTTCCATCAACTTAATACGAGAAGTGTCCTGAATCCAGCGCTGTTGATAAGGAAGAAAAAAAGTTTCCATGAGAATTGAGAGATTTTGAGTTTAAGAATAATTTGAGATTAGAGATAACAAAGGTGGGCCCCTGCGCACTTCTCGATGAGAAAGCGCGTAGACATAAGAGATTCTTGAAACGCGAGACGCAGCAGATGCCGTAACGAGTGGACTACTGCGCCAATCGCGATTCAGACGACCACTCCTGAAAAGTCAGGAGGGCTATAGTTAGGGTAGGGCTTATTTCCAGGGTAACGAGTTAAGAGGGCATAATGAGACGTTATAGAAGTTTAAGTTGTTCCTCGATCTGCAGGAGAGTGGCCTCCGTCAACCCATCTTTTGTTTCACGAACTGAGTTAAGCGCGGCTCGCACGCATTCCTTCTTCTGCTCGAATTCCTCTTCGCGAATTTGGTGCTCACGCACCTTTATCTCCAAATTCCGAAGCGATTTATGACTACACGCCAAACGCTGCATGATATTGGCAAGCTTTTGAAGAGAATCCAAATCGAGATCCTTATTTTTATCCTCGCAAAAGAACGTGAATACGGCATCCCAGGCGACAGACATTGACTCTCCGGCAGCATGGTGACCAGGATTCCAGATCTCCATGACCTCATCCGTAAGCTTTTTGGAAAGCCGAAGCGAATCGAGATGACTGACAAACTGCGGCCCCGGCATTGATGATGATTTAGTTTCCATAATAAACAGAGTGAAGTTAATAGCCTAGAAAGCAGCGACCAGACCCTGGGAATCCAGGTAATCTCTGCCATCAGCAGTTAGTGAATATCGAGTAGCGGAAGGACTAAGCGTATTTTGCCTTGTCGTGATCATTTTCTTTTCAATCAAATAGTGTAGTTCTTTTATTAATACACATTGATCCAACTTAAACCCGGCAACACAAACCCCTTGACGGACAGTTTCGATGGGGAGACTACCCGGGTAGGCGGCCTCGAGTTGTAGGAGAATAGCGTGACGCAACAGTAATTGGTTATTATTCATGGGTTAAATCCTTTCTTGAATTTTATCGGTTTTAAAAGTGAGTTCGGTGAGACGTTGGTGAATGAGCTTTGTTTGGACGATGAGAGCGGCGATGTGCTCTGAATTTTTGCGAATCAATTTATCCAGATAGTCGAACTGCTTAAATTTCACGTATTCACGAATTTGAAACAGCAAGACGAATATGGTTAAGATGACGATAGTTAAGTTTAACGAGTTCATAGGAGTTAACGGACGTTGATGAACGAACCCCCAAAGTAGAGGCCGATAATGGCCGCCACCAAGTGAGTATCGATCGGGGTTATGACGAGACCGGAGAGTTCCACCCACTTTATCTTTTCGATATCGCAGAAGAAGAAGAGGAAACCTCCGGAAAGCTGAGGGTAGCCCAAGTGGATAGGAATTTCCGGAAGAAAAACCGCAACCAGCTTAGGAAAAACGACAATGGAGAAAACAGCTGAAAGAGCGATGAGACGACGCGTCCATTGAAAAGCCGGGTTTTCGTAGATGCGCGCCTCATGGATGATCTTACTCTGCTTCAGGAAGAACAGGCGCTCGAGGTGCCGCGACTGCGCGGCCATACCCCAGAGGCGCATGATACTTCCGATAATGGATGACCCAAATAGGGTAATAAGTTCTGAAGGGATATATGACATTGTGGGTTATTTAGGGTTTACCGAAATTCGGGGTGAGTGAAAAAGCGGGACAACCATTATACACAAGTGTCAAGTATTTTTCCACTCGGTAATTGGGATAATTGGGATAATTGGGATGATTTTAAAAAATAGTTGATTTTTCTTTAGTTTTTATAAACATATGTTCACTAAAAATGGCTATTTTTATCCCCTTTTCTCCGGAAATCAGGCCGGGATTTTTGAGAAAAAACGCACATTACGAGGTTATAATTAGCGAATATAGCCCAGATTCTGACTGATTTTGAAAAAATTAACGCAAAAAATGACGATTATTGATTTGGATCAAGTGTTTTTGGCCCAGAATCACCCACAATACGGTTATATTTTCCCGTTAATTTGTCGCGTTCATACTTAGTAAAACCCGCATTTTCAATATTTTTATTATCTAGAAGCGTACGCGTTTTGCCAGGAGTGTGCTTTGAAGCGATATTAGGAGCCGTATACACTTTCCTGATACATTGACCCGTCCAAGGATCTTTAGTAAGAGGCCCCCGATCCATGTGGTGCTCAATCTCGATAATATCGCCAAGAGAACCATCATCATGAACAATTTGATATAAATAGATAGGCATGGCTTAAATAGAAAGCTCCAGACTAACAGGCGCGTGATCTGAGCCAAAGATGTTTGTACAAATTAAAGCGGATTTAATATCAGATTTTAAATTTTGAGAAACCAGAAAGTAATCTATACGCCAACCGATACTACGCTCACGCGCATTAGTACGATAAGTCCACCACGAATACTGGCCCGGCCTTCCGGGGTTAAGCGAGCGAAAAGCATCAATAAAACCAGCATCGAGAAGCGCAGTAAAGCCATTACGCTCCTCCTCCGTGAAGCCAGCATTTTTGCGATTGGAAGACGGGTTAGCGAGATCGAGTTCCGTGTGAGCTACGTTGAAATCGCCACAGACGATGAGAGGCTTCTTCTGAGCCAGGTGCGTCAAATAGGCTCGAAAGTCGGGATCAAAATGATTGACACGGTACGGGAGACGCAAGAGCCCACGCTGCGAATTCGGAACGTAGACATTTACCAAAGTAAAACCCTGAAATTCGGCAGTAATCACACGCCCCTCGCTAGGATGAGGATGTTTGGCGGATTTAGGGAAATCCAACGAATATGAAAGCGGCTCGATTTGGGAGATAATGGCCGTACCGGAATAGCCCTTTTTATCTGCGTGATGGAAGATTCTGTAAGGGTAAGCATCCAGTGCTAAGTCCGGACAAACGTCATGAGAGAGCTTGGTTTCCTGGAGACAGAGGATCTGAGGCTGCATTGATGCAACAGAAGCCTCAAAACCCTGACGCATTGCGGATCTAAGACCATTTACATTCCAAGAAACAAGTAACATAGTAAGAAAAAAGTGAATATTAGATAAGAATAAGACAATTTTGGAGCTTTGACAAGTAATGACAAATTATTTATCATTAAGCATTTCAAATTAACGGGAACGAAAGCGCATGCCATTAGGAGATACGATAGTAGCATTAGGAACACCACGCGGAGAATCTGCGATTGCAGTGGTGCGGCTATCCGGCCCGGAGTGTAAGCGAATCGCCCAAGAAGCGATTGGAGCAAACACCCTCCCCCACCCCAGGAAAGCTGTGCTCGGAACGTACCGCGATAAAAGAGCTACCCCCCTGGACCATGTACTTTATACCTATTTCGAAGGACCCGCCTCTTACACAGG